AGTAGTTTCTTCCAAATCTTCTTCATCAACAATAGTCAAAGTTAATTGCAAACTGAAAGCTAAGTAATCAGCAATCTCATCTAATTGTGTATCTAGTGGCTTACCTGGTTGTTTCTTCCAATTTTTAAAAAACTCAAGTGTGTTAATCCACTCTACAAATTCAATAATCATACTAGCTACTGTGTCATTTAAATTTCTAGTTGGTATTCTATCGTCGAACTTCTTTTGTATTTGTAATAACTCTTGTAACTGATCAATTGTTAATGTGTTAGTCATTTTCCTTGTTCCTCCTCATATTTATAGATAACTTGACCTGCCATAATTCCTACTGCTTCATCAAGTTCAATACCTTCTTTAACTGAATGTTGAATAGCATTTGTCATTCCATCAAGTATTTCATCAAATGCTCGCGCTTTCTTATACACGTCCTCAATCTCTTTTAGCAATCCCTCTGTGTCATTGCCGTTATACGCACTAGCACTTATAACGGATTGTTCAATTTGTTCACGATTATTCATCATTTCCATCTCCTCTAAAATAAAGTTAGTTGCTTCTGTTCCTCGTATTCCAAACCATGTTGCTTTATATATATTTCGAGCTCTTCAGCAGTATCAAATGTCTTTTTAACGCTTTGCCAACCTGGCACGATATGCCCGTGAAAGTAATAAGTGCCATTCACTACATGGATATGTGCCACTCGTTCGTTATCCTGATACAGATATCTCTTAGATCCGAAAAATTGGTTTAAGTATTCTTTGCGCGCGTTATATGTCATAGTCATTGCTCCCACAAGTCAAAAGCTCTTTGGACATAAAACTTCGCCTTTGCTAAATCCTCGTGTCCGTTTTTCAACGGTGCTCTAGATAGATATTTGATTGCATTACCTATTGCAAATGCTAATTGTGGTGGATACTGCGCCGTAACCTGTTCGATAAAATCTATAATTTCAATGTCGCCGTATGTGTAGTGCGCTGGTTGCTTAACATTGTCTTGTATTTCATTCATATCTACTTTTCTGTTACTGATTACACTCATTATGCTTCACTCCATTTCTTGAACATTTGGTTATAAGTATTATCAAACCAGTACGGATCACGTGAATGTTTCTGAGGTACATTAAACAAGTGTGGCTTCTTTCTTCTTAGCTCAGCCTCTCTCTTTCGCTTTCTTTCCAATTTGCGTTCGAGTCTAGCTTGTTCCAGTCTTTCTATTGTTTTCTTTTCTCTGTACTCGCTTAAACGCGTACCTTCTGGTGCGTCCATTGCTTCATGTAGTTCCCAACCGTCTTTTACTCTCTTAGAAACCATTCCAGCGGTTATACCGTGACTTTCTATTAATTCCATTTCAAATTTACTGAACCTATAAGGTTTATCATTTATTGTTACAATCCTTGCTTTTCTCGCCATTTTATCCACCTCTTATATTTCTTCTATTCGTATGATTATTTTGGGCTCAATTCCATAACGCTTTGAGCTAGTTATTTCTGTAATTTGGTTATCGTCTTTCCATACATGGCCATTACAAGCATCTAATACCGTTTTAATTAAGTTGTCGATATCCGGCTTAGTCACTTTATACTGCCCAACCATTTCGCTTTTCTTTTTCTTCGACCATGATTTAAGCAATGGAAAGTAAAAGTCTAATTCGATTTTTAGTGCGCGCTCTAGATTTAACTTAGGCATTTGCCCTTGTATATACGCTTTATGCTTTGTGTAAGACGTTGGCATGTAAGTTTGAACAAATCTACCTGTATTACGAAAGCGTGGACGAGGCGACCCCATCGGCGCATTAAACACTTCATTAAATTTAATTTCTATCTCCATGTAATCCCTCATATATATTCAAATAAGCTTGTTTGGTGTCCTAACTCCATTTGTTCATTATCAATAAGTGTATTTAATTCATAATCGTCTAAATACCAACGACGACCATTAAATTTTGTTTCTTTTATTCCAACAACTAAATGCCGACCATCTTTAAAATGTGGTGTAACTGAAAACATTTTGTTGCCGTCATGATCAAATAGATAGTATTTATCAAATGCATCCATTTTCAATCACTCCCATTTGCTATTTAGACGCTTAATAAAAGCTTCTCTGTCTTTCTCAAGGTTTTCATCTACTTCCGGCGTTTTCGTTTCTCTCGTGCTGTCTGTGAGCCATTTGGGTGTTTTTTCTTTTGATTGTTTAACGAAAGGTTTATAATTTTGTTTTTTGCTTTCAAGTTGTTGCTTTTCAAATGCACGTACTTGTTCAATAGATTTCAAGTTTGCATTAAGCCATGTATTCAAAATGCTTTTAGCATATCCCCAAGTAACTTTGTTTCTGTCTTTAGCGATTTTAAGTGATGCGGTAACTATTTCATCTGAATCATTTTCAAATGAATCAAGATAATAATTTAAATCGTCTAAATTGTAAGAAGTTATGAAACCGAATCCGTTATCTTGGAAGAAGTCGAAGGCGGTTGTCTTCTTCTTCTCATTATTCACATTCTTTTCATTATTATCTTTATTATCATTATTGTTTGTGTTGGTTTGATGTTGTTTTGATGTTGGGTTGATGTTTGACTGATGTTGTTTTGATGTTGGTTTGATGTCGTTTTGATGTTGGTTCCTGCCCTGCTCACTTTGATAAAAGTCATAATTGACAATGGTTATAAGGGTATATTTTGATGTTGTTTTGACTTCTAACATTCCATCACTCTCGAGTAAGTCAAGGAAGGTTTTCACTTTAAATCGTGACCAGTTAAAAAGGTCAGACAAGGTCAAAATCGATGTTAATCTTTGTCCTCTTTCTACGGTTACAATTTGGTTTCCAATAGGCACTTTTGCCTTTGAATGATTCGCTTCCATGAGTAAATATATCCATGCTTCAAACTTTGAAAATGTTCTCTTTTCTTTAAATAGCCAATGATTTTGAATTGAGCGATCAATACTTATCCAACCAGTCATATACACACCTCACTTTCAAACCGGTTAAATTAGAATGGTAAATCATTGTCATCTATTTCAATCGGACCATTTGCATTCGCAAACGGATTATCTTTTACTGGTTTGTTATTTGAATATTGCGATTGTCCACGTGTTTGTTGTACTTGTTGTTGATATAAATCTTGTTGAGTGTCATTTGAGTTTTTCGGTTCTAAAAATTGAATACTATCAGCAATAACTTCCGTAACGTATACACGTTGACCTTCCTTATTTTCATAGTTCCGCGTTTGTAACCTACCATCTACGCCCGCCAACGATCCTTTAGATAGGTATTTATTAACGTTCTCTGCTTGTTTTTTAAATACGATGATATTAATAAAGTCTGCCTCGCGCTCTCCTTGTGCATTCGTAAATGTGCGGTTAACTGCTAATGTGAATGATGCTACATTTACACCACTTTGAGTGGTTCTTAATTCTGGGTCTCTAGTTAAACGACCAACTAATATTGTTCTGTTTAGCATTTATAAACCTCCAACATAAACGGGCGCGCCCGTCACTTTTTGTATTTCACTTTTAATGTATTTTGCATTTGAATTTTGACTACTTAAATGAATTAAATGTATTTCTTCGAGTCTAGTTAAATCATTTGCTTTCAACATTCCGATAGCATGTTCTAAGCTAAAATGAGACTCCATAATTCTGTTTGCTAATGCGCTGTGTACACTGCCGTTTTTTATGTTTTCTTGCATTTGTTCATAGATATAATTAACTTCTAACATCATGTGCGTAATGCCGTTAAATTTGTATTTCAGATACTTCGTATCAGTAACATACAGGACCTTATAACCTAATGTGCTTTGTAATAAGAAAGCCACAGGCTCGTTAGCATCATGTTCAATGTCAAATGGTAAAATTGACCACGTACCAATTCGTAGCTCTTGCTTTGCCTTAATCGTGCATAAGCGATGACTTTCAAAATCCATAGCTCGTTGTGTTCCAGCAGTCATATAGCTGATTACACCATTGTCGACAAACTGCTTTGTGTACTTTGCATGATCACCATGTTCGTGTGTGATAAGACACCCTGCTATATGTCTTGTTTTATATTTGAAATGCTTTTGAACACGTTCAAATTTTATTCCTGCCTCAAGCAGTAACGTAGTACGTCCATCATTTAAGACGTAGCAGTTACCACTTGAACCAGTTGCTATTGTTTCAATTAAAATGGCTCTTCTTCGCTTTCTTTTTCTGTTGCAGGTTCTTTTATTTCTTCAAAGTCAGATACATCAATAGGTTTTTCATTTTCTAATTCTGTGTATTGTGCTTCTTCAAAAACTGGTGGTTCAAAATCCAATTGTTCTTGATTTGCATTTTCTTCAACTTCTGCATCCAATACTTCTTTGCGTTGACGTTGTTCAGATTCTTTAATTTGATTTGATAAAAGACTAGCGTCATCCGTGCTGTTTAAAATCTTTTTACATGCACGGTTTATTACAGTCTTTTTAGCCATTTCTTGAGGGAATCTTCTGTGTGTACCGTCTTCTTTAAATACACCGTTATAAACCATTTGTGATTGCTTCCACGCTTCTTCAATCTCTTCAAATGTCATGATTTCAGTGTAATTTCTACTTTCATCTTTAAATACAACTGTTGCATATGCACCGATAATGTTTTGTGTGTTTCTGTTACCAAAAGACTGTGTATGTTCAAGTTCAACAATTTTTCCGTTTTTAGTTTTATACTTAACTTCGTCACCTTCAAATATGACTTCTGCATTAATTTCTTCTGCGCCTGCTACACGTTTAGTTACTGCCATTGTTCCGTGGTAACTTCTTTGGAATTGAACCTTATCGCCATACATAATGAAATAGCCTTGATTCTTAGCAGGATTTAAACCTTGTACAACCATGTCCATTAAGGCGTTTGCTATGCTGGTTGAAGTTGCAAATTCCAGCGCTGGTTTATAACCATCTTTTTTAGATCCTTTTAATTCTTGCAGTTGTAACATTGCTGACTTCATTGCATTCTCAGGCGAATAGTTTGCAGGAAACTGTAAATCTCCTTGTGCTTCTAATGTCTTAACTCTAGATAGAACGTTGTCGCCCATTTTATTGTTTTTTAATAGTAATTCATTCGTCATTTTATATAGTCTCCATTCTTAATTTTTTATCTTGTTCATTTACTATCAATTGAATTTGTTGTGATTCTGTTTTGATAAGCTCTGTTACTGATTCAGCATTATCAATAAATATTGGCGCTGTAACTTTAAAATGTTTTGATAGTGTGTTGATGATATCTAAGCCAACATTAATTCTTGAGGCGTTATTTAAACCGCTGTCATACTCGACACCATTAACCGTTGTTGAACATGTTTCTTCTAATTCGCCGTTAACTAAGGTATTGAATAGCTTAAATTCAGCAATATCAAATTCGTTATTGATGTTTTCAGTAAGCATTTTGACTTTTGTTGTTGTAAATTCTTTTAAGATATAAAGGTCATGTGAATACTTTTCTTTTTCATCCAATAATCTGTCTTCTTCATTTCTTAATTCAGAAATAACATCATCTAGATGTTTATTTGATTTTTCGATTGATATTGACACTTCAATTTCTGATTTTTCTTGAGTAAGTTCGCTTATTTTGTCATCTATTCCTGAAACTTTATCTTGAATAGTTTTCCTGATGTTAGAGCGTTTTTGATTAATCTCATTTATCTCTAACATTACTGCTTTGTATTCGTCAGTTTGCGTAACGTCAACGTGAGTTATTTTCAACTTATTAATTTTGTTTTGTATTCTTGCTGAACGCTCTTCTGCTTCGTTGATTTTAATTTGTAAATTATTGTTGTCATCCTCTAATTTCTCGATAATTGGCTTTATTTTCTTGCCCTCTGAAATAATGTGATTGATAGATGTTTGTATTGTTTCTAATTCTTTCGATTTGTTTGCATTGAATTTCTGCAATGCTTTTTCTCTTACCTCACTCACTTGTTCAGCTGGTAACTGTTGACCACAACAACTACATACATTGTCATCAAGATATTCAAATTTTTGATTTTTAGCTTTTTCTAAATCACTTTTTAATCCTTTATGATTTTCTAATAATTGATTACGTCGATTTTCTTCATGTGTAATTTGTTGTTTGTTTTGCTTTAATCTTGTTTTAAGATTCGCAACCGTTCCATTTTCAACGTGTAGCTCATTTGTTAAAGCATGTATTTTGTTCTCATTACTGGCGCTATTATTAGCTTCTATGCGCTTCAATTCTGATTGTTTATCAGCTAATTGGTTACGCAAATTAATTTCTTCTGCACCGTTTTGAATATCTATACGCTCATTTTCAAGTTGCTCAATTTCTTGTTTTATGATTGTGTGTCTATCATTATCGAATTCCGGTACATCCTGCTTATTTTGTTGCGTTTGGTTAATACGTATCGGAATATCTTTGATATCTTTGTTAATCTGTTTTATCTTGTCTGTAAGAATCTTTTTCTTTGTTTCAATTTCGTGATCTCCAAGAATATTATTTAGTTCTTTAAAATCATCATTTGTTTTAATGACATCCTCATCATTGATTGGTTTAGCGATTTCAAACAACAAACTTCTTCGTTTCTTCCAATCTAGTAAGTTAAATGCTTGAGGGTTCGTAATTAACTTGAATACATCTTCATCAATCAGTTCATCAATACGAGCTTTATAATCCTTTACTTTTATTGATTCATCATTGATATATTGTTTCTTCGTTCGACTTCGTGAGTATTCCTTGCGATTCGTTTTTTGATTTATTGTGTACTTAGGATGTGACTCTTTTTTAAAAGTCGTAATTTTTCCGTCGATTTCAAATTCTGCGAAAACAGTCGGAATTAACTCATAATTTTCTTCGTTTTTTTCGTTTAAAGGTACAGGGTTAAATGATTTGGTTGAACCGTCTAAACCCTTATCGAAAAGCAGCCATTGTAATGCGGTTGCTGTTGTAGTCTTGCCAGTCGCATTATTGCCGTATATTTTTGCATCTTTACCGTCAAAGTTAAATTTTTCTTCTTTGATTCCAGCAAAGTTCGATATAGTTAACTTATTTATTTTCATATCTTTCCTCATGCTCCTTTTTTAATCTTCCGATGACCTCTTAGCACCTCGATAATTAAATTTTTTATTCGTTCATGGCTGTCTGGATTGATTTCATGTATCTGCACAAGCTTATTGTTTGTTTTGTAACTGTCGTGATAGTGCAAGAAATTAATCGATAAGTATCCGTGATGATTACGTTCAATTTCCAATAATGCTCGTTGGTTTGACAAAGTATATTCGTCGAATAACGTCTTAAAAATATTCAATATATTTCTTTCTGTATCTCTCATGCTTATACCTACCATTTCATGACTAAGTTAATTAGTCTGTCCTGTTCATCTGTGTTATTTTCAATCCATTCATAAATACTTTGTTTCAAAATATCTAAAGCTGTGTATAGATCGTTCTCGTCAGAAACTAGTAGCCCGTCAATTGAATTTCCTTCATGATCTAAAACGACTATTTCGACACTATATGCTCGCTTCTTAACTCTTAATTGAAAATCAAAGCCATCTACATTAAATATTTTTCGACATACGTCACCCGTTTTGTAATACATTGTTTTAGTCCTCCTTGTCGTCATCTATACCGAGAATTTTTTGTGATTTACACATTTGGAGAACATTGACAATATCTTTATAACTCTTAGTGCTATCCAATAAGTAAGCAAGATCAAAAGTATGACCAATCACAGAACTTGAACCTGCTAAATAATCTCCGTCGATAACTCCTATTGATGAGAAAAGCAAAATATCAAATTTACTTTCTCCCTTAATTTCTTTCGCTAATTCATACAATTCTGCCGTTTTTTCAGATAATAAGTCTTTTATTTCTTCCTGCGTCATGTCTTTATAATTTTTAGTCATGGTTGACTTCCTCCGTTTTTCGTTTTATATTTAACTTGAATTTTATTTCTTAAATGTTTGTTACTGTTACTTGTTGGCGCAAGTAGCAGTTTTTTTATTCTTCATAAAAGTATTCCTTATAGAATATGAATGTTGCGATACTTGCGAATCCTGCAATTGACCATGCTGTAGTGAAGTATAGAAACGGCATAAGTACAATCGCTAAGACTGTGAAGCATAGTACTGCTACTAGGTAGCTTTTATAAGTTTTACTCATTTGTTGTGCCCTCCTTTGTAAATCTCATTAAAATGTTCATCTACAAACTTATGCATCCTTCTTGCGTTAAACCTCCAACGATTAAAATTCTCATCAGGATAATGTACGATACCTTGTGCTCTTAACTCTTTTTCGAGTCTAGGGTGAAATAATAACCTGTCTTTGATTGTTTCATCAGATGCAATTTTTAATTTCTTCTTTAAGTCGCTCATGTTCCATACAGGGTCTAATGAGTAAGCTATTAACTCTTCATATTCATCTTTTGTGATAAGCACGTGTGTTTCAGGTATTGGAACTGTTACGTTTAAAATATGTGGCATTTCTATCTTTCCTTTCGTGT